AGAGTAACCGTTAGTGATCGGGTAATCACGAGTAGAACCCGCAAATACCTGACCTCCGATCAGATTGATCGGTTTTAGGCCGTAAGGGGCCGAGATAACGGGATAAGCCATTTAAGACTCCTATAAAAGATTTAAGTACCTTTGCCAAAGCTACTTGAGGATTTACGCTCTTGGAAGAGGGGCATCCTCGCATCACTTTGACGCATGAAACTGTTATCTACAGCGTCCGTCTGAGCTTGTGTTTGTTTAGCAAAGTGTTGGCTTCGCTGGGCAACAAAATCAGAAGGGGTTTTGCAAAGTAACAATCCACCAATCTCAATGTTTTCGCGGAAGCGACTATTGGGATCAGCTAACAGTCTAAATTTGGGTTGTTCCTCGAGTGCAACGGGTTCCCAACCTTCTCGGAGTTTGGCCGATAAGTTGCGTGGGTCTGCGTTATTTAACGTCGAGACACGAATCCAGCGGTAGTTGTAGCCGGCCTGCTTGTCGGGCTCGGGCAACATTTCAGGAAGCATCCACTGCTTGGGGCGTTCCTGTACCTCACGTGTTGTTAACTCTCTTGTAAGTTTTTGATCTTCAGCCATTTTGGGCCTCCACTTTCAGGAACTCTTTCACGTATTGTTCGGGAGTAATTCCTAATTTTTTAATTGTATTCAACTGGCTCTGCTTGAGTTTCACCTTGTTTGGAGATGTGCTTCGAGCTACCGGGGCTACTACTGTGCTAGGTTTTGGTCTAGCAGGTTCAGTTCTAGCCGTTGATTCATTTGGTGCCGGTTGTCTTTGAAAGACTTCTGGAAACCTTTGCCGGATTGTTTTGTCCAATTCCGAATAATATTCGTCCGAGCCAACTGGTACGCCGTTGTCTTTCAGGTCTTCATGAACACCCAAAGCATATGCGGTCATCCCCCTGTTTTTGCCAAACCACGAATTGCGGTTTTGCCAATCTTCAGCCTTGTTGTCGGGCCTGGGAACAGGTTGTCGTTGCTCTTGACGCGGTTGTACTTCAAATTCTTCCTCTTGTAAAGGGGGTAACTTAAAGTTTTTTACCTGCATTATTTTGTAATTAGCATTTTGTAAAGCCTGTTGCGCTTCGATAACTTTGTCAGTATCGCCTGCGTCATATGCCTCACGGTATGCCCGCTTTGCCATTTCCAACTCCATGTTGGCGGCATTTTGTACAGTTGCAATGTACTCTTTTTCACCATTCGTAAGAATGCTTTTAATGCGCTTGTTCTCTTGCAACAGGCGCTGTGCTACGTTTAAAGTCTCTTGCTGTTCACGTTGGGCCGATTCTTTTTCTCGGCGTTCATCGTGCCAGACTTTACGCATTTGTTTAAGCTTGGTCTTGACTTCATCGTCATACTTATCAAGCTCATCTTTCTCTAGTTCTTCAACTAGAGGTTTAGGCATTGGCTCACGGCCTCGATCTTGCGCAGGGGTGTCATCCTCTACCTCGATCTCAAACTCTGGCTCTTTGTCCGCTGACTTACCTTTTTCCGCAACCTCGTCCGGAAACTTAAATTCGTCTTTTTCAAATTCAGGCATTTTGTACTCCTTTATTTGCGTTTAATACCACGGGGATCATCAACAGTTCCTTCTACGGAATCGTCGTTAATGATGCGAAATTCCCGACCATGAATGACTAAGCGGGTACCTGCATGGGGGCGCACAAGAACAAAATCACCTTGTTTACACCAGGGCCCATTTGGAAACCGTTTTTCGTCCATATAGCAGTCTGGACCCATATCAACAACAAACAAGACGGTTGTGAGTGTCTCTTCGTTGCGCATGGTTTCATCAGCTTTAATCAAGCCAATTTCACTGTCTTCAAATTCTTTCTCCGCCTCTGGGATGGCGCAAAGAATTCGATAGCCTGACGGCTTAGGTAGTTGTTTGCCTTTCTCCTCTGCGGTGGCAGTAAAGTTGTAGGCTCCGACAACTTGCGGGTTGTTGGCGTCTGTAGCCAACAGGATGGAACTAGTCATCCGCGTTCTCCATGGTTTGTTGCAGGTCTAGTGCATATCCTCGTGCAGTGAGCAGACCCTTGATCTCGCCGCAGAGTTTCTTGTACTCCTCAAAGTTTTCTACCCGGCCCTCGGCCAAGTAGTCTCTAAGTTGAGCAACCTTCTCGTCAGATTGCTTTACCAGTACGTCAATGATGTCCATTACTCTTCCTTGGTTGTAGGTGTTTCACGTTTCTTGTTCAAGACTGCTTGTAGTCCTTGACTTAAATGATTGCGCTCTTGTTGCTGGCCTTGATGCTCGTGGTCACGTTCTTGGCCAGACTTGCCATGTTGTTTATCCGACAAGTGTTTAAGCACGTCAACGCCTGTGGCAATCATGTTTTTCTGTTTGTCGTTCTGCATCTGCGTCACGGATTTAAGCGCATCAACTTTTTGACGCTGCGCTTCCAGGCCCAACTGCGCTTGTTTGAGCTGTGCATCGGTCTGATCCTTGGCCACCTTACGCTGCAAGTCGCCTTGTTTGATTTGCAACTCTTGCTGCTGCAACTGAACCAGCGGATCTTGGGCTTGCTGTTGAGCTTTAGATTGAGCTTGCTGCTGCATATTGCCAGCCAGCAGGCGTTGTGCCGCTTGTGCCAGCAGGGGAGCCAAACGTGCTTCGACTTCTGGATCCATGTTGATGTCTTCGCCTGACTCGTCTTTTTGTGGGGGCAGACTCATACCCAACTGCTGCTCAATTTGTTTGCGATACTCAAAGCCTAAATGCTCATTGATGTGCGCCATCATTGCGCCTTGCAACTGCTGAGCCATTGGGTTGTTCTGCAAGAGCGACATGATCTTGGGATCTTGCATCGCAGACATATGCACCATGATGTGTGACTGGTGGTCTTGGTACATAAACGCTTTGACTGGCTTCATCATCAGTACGTTCTGGTTCTCTGACACTGGATCTGTAGGTTTCTGATCCTCATCCATTGGCACAAGTTTTTGTGCGTCCTTGATACCCAGCACGTCCAACATCTGACGATGTAAGAGCGGCATATTGTAGAGTTGTGGGGACTGCTGAGCCAACTGCATCACAGCTTGATACTGCACAATCTTCTGCGCCATGGTTGACGCATTAGGATCTGACACTGGTATTACATCCACGTTGTCGTAGTCGCTGCGCTTGGCTTTGCGTGAGCCTTCAGTGGGCTCGTAATCGTAGTCCTCTGGCGTATATGCAGCGATGATGCCCTTCAAGAGTTTTAGCTCTTGCTTCATCGAGTAGTGAATGCGCGCTTGAACAGCACTCATCACTTTAAGCGTACGCTCAAGGATAGCCAGTGTGGTGCCCACTGGAGCCTGCCCAGACATATCGCTAATCTGCAGATCAGCGGTGTTGGCAAAACGGCGTCCTTCATCCACAATTTGACCCAGCAACGCCATTAGCGTCTGGCTAGGTTCCTTGTACGGCAGGGGCAACAAGTTGTCGCGAATAGTACCGCTTGGCACGTCAACATCTCGCCACTCTCCAGGGGCAATCGGTGTATCGTCTCCCTTTACACGAAGACCACGAGCTTTAAAGCCACCAGGCAAGTTACTTAGCGTACCAGCATCGACAAGCTGACGAATAAGAGAAGTGCCTGACTTAGCAAAAGCCCCGATAAGGTGTATGAGGCCAAAATAGTAGAAGCCAAATCCAGGAACGTATCCGTAGTGTACGTAGTGTTGTCGTTTCTGATAGGTCTCATCATCGGGCTCCCAGTTGCGGCGTACGGCCAAAACTTTGTTTGAACCTTTTTCCAACGTCACGATGTATGGCAGCTTGATGCCAGTGGGTTCCCCATCTTCCTCGTGCTCGTAACCAGGCAGGTCCAAGTCCACACTCATCTCAAGAAGTTTGTAGCGGTTATCCGATGTAGCTCTGAAGCCCATCTTCTCTGCGATCTTCTTCTCAACTTCATCGAGCACATTGTCTGGCTCGCCTAAGTCAACATCACGGTAAAACCCAGCGACCTGCAGACGGCGCAACTCATTCTCGGTCTTACGCATCACGTGCGTGACACGCTCAGAAGTCTCTAAGTTACTGGCACCGTAGGGCACAACCAAATCTTCCGCCGGCACAAACAGAGAGATCTGACGCTCCATGTGCGGGTCGTAATAGACTTTTTTGAACGCATTACCAGACAGACCCAAGCCCCACAACATCCGCTCGTGCTCGGGACGGAACTCAGTCATCACGTCTGTTAACTGGTAGTTCATGTCATCTTGCACACGAACAGCCGCCGCTTTTTTCTCGGGTGTTTCTTTACCAATAATCTGAGTCTTAACGGGTCCCGCAGCGGGGAATGTGCTCATCATGGTCTCAGCTTGAAACTTAACCAGCGCTTCAGACAAAAGTGGATGGTACACCCCACAAGCGCCTTCCCAGGGCTCAGTGCGCTCTTCAATCTTCATTCCTAAGAGTTCCAGACCATCTACATAAGTCTGCATCCAGTCTTTGCGGCTACCAACGTCATCATCAAAGTCACTGGCCAATTCACTGGCAAGTTCCTCAAGCACATCCTCACCCAAATATTCGGCAAGATTATCATCAAACGAATCGTCCATATTGGGTGCCACAGGACCTAGATCAACTTCTAGCTCCGTGACTTCCGTTTCCGGCTCCATTTCAATCTCGAGCATTGGCTCTTCCGCCAGGGCATCAAGTCCTTGGGGTGCTTGGTACAGTGCTTTATCAATAGCCATTTTTTACCTCAGTAGTACGCGACTTTGCGTCTGAATTCTCTTGGCTCATCCGGCTCATCTGATGCCAGTCGGATAAAGCCCCCACGTCTAAATCTTAAGAGCGCTTGCGAGGTAGAGTCCACCAAGTCATCATGCTCCCCGGACGGGAACGACGCGACCTCATCGACTAACTCCTCGGCCCAGTGTGTATTAGGCACCCAAACACGTCCGGATGCAAATATATCAGCCACTGCATTAAGTCGTGCAATTTTATCGTTACCTTTGCTTGGTGTGAACTCCTGCACGGGTATACCCATCGCTCTTAACTCAAAAATAAGTGGAGAACCCGCAGCTTTAGCTTCAATAATTGTTGCATCTGGGTTCCACTCTTTGTACTCCTGCATCGCCCGCTGCTTCAATTCCGGGAACTCCATCCGCTTTTTGAACGCGTTGAGCAAAATAATATTGGCTTGGTTTATGCCCGTATCGTCTGGCTGGTAGAACACGCCCCACGTTGTGCACGCAGAGTAGTCAGCCCGCTCCGTTTTTAGAAACGCCGTATCCCATGACTGGATCAGGAAGTCACAGTATGGGGGTGACTCCTCCTGCCATATCTGCCACCACTCCCGCTTAATAATGGCCGACGCATCAGATGTCGGCTGCTGCATATACTGCGCCATCCACTTAGAGTTGGGCAACTCTTGGCGCAAAGCTTCCAGTTCAACCAAGCTCCAGAACTCTGGCCACAGAGGCAAACCCGAGGGCATGATGGCAGGAAACTCAATTACTTCCCACTCCTCACCCGAGCGCTGCGCTGCAGCTTTGAGTACCTGACCCGTCAAGTCTTTTTTTGACCATCTAGTCATCACAACCACGATGGCCCCGCCAGGCTGCAGACGCTGCCTAGGACCGGACGTGTACCACTCGTAGGCTTTATCGTAAATCTCTGGGTTTGTCTCTGACAGGGCGGCTTCTTGCTCTGAGTGCGGGTCATCAATGATGAGCAAGTCCGCACCTTTACCAGTCACGGCTCCCCCCACACCAATCGCAAAATAGTCACCGCCCTTGCTGGTGTTCCAGCGGCCAGCAGCCTTTGAATCGGCCTGAAGTTCTAACTCTGGGAATACTTCCTGGTAGATGGGCATATCCACCAAGTTACGCACCTTACGTCCAAAACCCACCGCAAGTTCAGCCGTGTGGCTGGTCTGGATGACTTTCTTTCCGGGGAAATTTCCCAGAAACCAAGCCGGCAAAAGGTAAGAGGCAAACTCAGACTTTGTATGGCGAGGCGGCATATTGATAATCAAGCGCTTTACCTCGCCTCTGGCCACACGCTCAAACGCCGCAGCCATCTTGGCGTGATGCCGACCATGGATAAAGTTTGGCCACACCTTTCCCACAAAAGACATGAAGCTGCCCTGTGCCTGGGTACGCTCTTTGCGTAGGTTTAGCTCGTTTTTGAGCGCAGAAATCTGCATCTTTGCAGTAGCCGGCGCATTTTTGATGGCTTGTTCAATCTCCGCCACCGTGAAATCCGTCAATTTTGTCTTGACTGGTGTATTCATGCGGTTATTTACTCAAATTGTTGGGTTTGTGCACTTTTTTGTTCCGTTTTAGGCACGCGGCCTAGTTCTTCGTCCAAATCTATACCTAAAACAGCATCTTCTTTGGTGTCTACTACGATGGCGTTACCCATGTACTTGGATAATGTGTTCACAAGCTCAAGTTCCAGCTCTTCTGTGGACTTATTGTTGATTGTGACCTCAACTCGCTCGGTAAACAGCCCAATTTCGCTCACTTTACCCATTAATTCCAAAGCTCTAAGCTGCTCTGCAACCTTAGCAGGCCCTTCTGGGTCACTAATTTCAAGCAATCTGTTCACTAAGTAGTTACGCGCCTGGATGTTTGAGTCCAAAATCTGGTGGTCATACTGTGTAATTAGTGCTTTTAAGTGCAGTGCAACACCTGAAGTGGATGGCACTGCTGGCGCATTCTCGCTTTCCGTAAACATGGCACGGGATTCATCTCGCGCTTTTTTGTCCACAATAAGTACGGCGTCCGCATCGTCTAAAAACTCGGCGGTTTTAAAGAATGCTTTAGCTCTCTGTGCAATATCTACAGCAGAACCTTCGACCTCGTGGATCAAAGGCACGTCAATTTCCGATGGAATTACAACAATCGTCATGTCGCGCAGTGTATTACAAAAAAATATATAGGGGTAGGGGGTGCACAAAAATATTTAGTGATGGGGGGTGTTTTATATATTGGGGTGGTTAGTGGTCGCTAACTTTTTAGATAGGGGGGGGGGGCTATAAAAATTGGGATTGGTTGTGCATATTACAGTGTATATAAATCTATAGGGACTCCAAACGTGGTTTCGGGGGGTGGGGGTGGCGGGGCGGGCTAGGTGGCGCATTGTTGGTGGGGCTTGCCATGGATAGCGATGATAGTTAGAGCTAGAGCTAAGCTAGATAAACATTAGATAGATAGTGATTCACCTGGGAGATTTATCATTGCTGTTGTATTAGGGAAAGTACTTAGATAAATAAGTAAACCAAATACAATGTAGGACGTTGTAGGTATATGTGATACAATCACATTGTCTTGTAATAGTGCAAGACACAAACCTACTAGGAAACATCATGCAAGTATTAGATAACCCTGAGTCGATACAAATGTATCGTTTGCTCGCTATGTATCAAATGTTAAAGCTCGAGACCAAAGGAATGAAACATTCCCGCATATCAGTTTATGCGTTGGTTAAAAAAGAGTTCGGATTGACCGGCACGAAGCAAAGCGTTCTGGAACAGTTCGGCAAATTAATTGGCAAATCAGAGTAACAACAAAGCCCCGCGCAAGCGGGGCAATTAAGGGGAACAACATGACAAAAGAAAACATTTTTAAATATCTAAACGACCTACGCGATAGTGGGGTAACCAATATGTGGGGCGCGAGCGCGTATCTTGAGCGCGACCTAGGATTGTCTAAACGCGAAGCTAAAGACGCATTGCTCGAGTGGATTGCATCATTCAACAAATAAGGGGAACAACATGACACGACCATTAAATGAAATTGCACGCGAGATCCGCAAGTACTGGGAGAACGTTAATTACGGGGCAAAGCCCTATCTCGAAGCTATGCAAAGCTTGCACAGTATCAACGATAAATATTTTGAAGACGACGCCAAATCTATCGTTGTTTATTTTCTCTCGAATGCAAGTACATTCCGCGGGGAACACGCGAAGAGACTCAAAGCAGAATTGAAATTAATTGCCGGTATCAAATAAGGGGAACAACATGACATTTAGAAAAAACATTTTCCAGATTAAAAGCGACCTAATCCACTTTGGTTTTCATTACGTACTGTGGAGCGAAGGTTTAAGTATCCGGACACTCTATGAGATCTGGCTTGCCAACGGCATGATCAAGCATGAGCAAAGCTCGCTCAAAGTTAACTACATTTAAGGGGAACAACATGGACTACATTCAAGATGGTGGACACGGATGGTTTAAGGTAAGTATCAAGCAATTGATCAAGCTAGACATTGCCGACCGGATCAGTAGCTACAGTTACTGGAAGGGAGACTATGCATATCTCGAAGAAGACTGTGATGCGTCAACTTATTTCGAGACGCTAAAAGAAAAGGGAATTGAAATGCCCAAGATCCGCGACCGGATTGCCCGAGAAAAGCAAAGCAAAATCCGCGGATACGAAACGTTTGGGGAATACAAACGACGCCACTACAACGCACCAATATGTATTGCAAGTTAAAACTCTAGTAGGTTTTGCCCCGAGAAATCGGGGCTTTTTTATTTCTGTTTGTTTTTTGTTCGCAGCGTTTTTGCGAACTTGATGATAGTTTTCTATTGCGTCCGGTGAGCCCTGCGGTGAGTTTTTCCGGAGAGTTTTTGCGCCATTGTGCGCTTGATGATAGTTTTCTATTGCATCCGGTGAGCCCACCGGTGAGATCCCCACGCGAGCCCCACGCGAATCAGGGGCGCGAAGCTTCGAACCCTCTAAGGGTTTTCACCTACAAAATAAATGTTTACAACGTATGACAATGTGATACAATGTAATTTTAACCAACCGGAGAATCAAATGCATAAAGTTATTTTCATGCGCAAATCAGATGCGCACGCTATCCATGGTGGATTATCCCAAACTACAAAGATGCCGTGCAAATCCAACAGTTTACCGACCGAAGCTTGTATGACCGGTTTTGAGATGGCAAAAATAGAAGGATCGATTTGCAATAAATGTTACGCGAATAAGGGTAATTACGCTAAGTATGCCGGCACAATTAAACCCGCACAGTTTGCGCGATTAGATGCATTATCAGATCCATTGTGGATATCCGCGATGGTCTCGAGCATTGGATTAGATCCCTATTTCCGGTGGCATGATAGCGGGGATATTCAAGGTCTCTGGCATTTTGAAAACATTGTATCGGTGGCAAAATTGACGCCAAAAACGCTGCATTGGTTGCCGACTCGCGAATATAAAATCATTAAGGCATTTATTGATAAACATGGGCGCGATGCTATCCCAGGCAATTTGATTGTGCGTTTATCCGCGATGTATATCGACAAGCCGGTAATTATTCCGAAGAGTTTGCAAGGCATTCGCGGGGTTACAGTCTCGAACGTTCACACGACAAAACCTATCGGGAATGAGTGCCACGCACCAAAGCAAAACGGAGAGTGTAGAGAATGCCGAACCTGTTGGACTAGCGCACCGGTCTCATACGCGTACCACTAAACCGAACCCGCTCAGGCGGGTTTTTTGTTGCCCATCGCCCGCTCACCCGCGGGCTTGATGATAGTTTTCTATTGCGTCCGGTGAGCTCTCAGGCGAGGCATCCGGTGAATTGATTCCGCGGAGTAATCCGCAATTGATGATAGTTTTCTATTGCGTCCGGTGAGTTTGGGGAGGGCGGGAATGGGCAAAACCTTTCGTTACTTCGTTCCAGTAAGTTCCACGTAAGCAGAACTTTATAAAAGCTAATGAAATCAAGCACTTACGGGTATATATATATATAAAGTTACAAAGTTACTTAATAAATAAAAGAATGAACGGCAAATTATTTTACTTTATGTATTTAGATGTGTTACAATGTCTTTGTTTACACGGCTATTTTTGCCCAGACTGAAAAGGCTCAGAACTTTAGAACTTTGGAACTTTACCGCCACAACCCGCATGGATGCTAGCTTTCATAAAGTTACGTCACTTTAAATTTCCAGAACTTTACCCCATTTTTGGAACAATCAACAATACATCGTAAACATCTTGACACATTGTGTTAAGTTGACATATAATGACATTTTCAACAAACGAGGACATTGCAATGCAAAAGACACAAAACCTAAGCGTACGTTTCGATACAGAGACATACAACGCGATACAACTAGCCGTAGCACAAGAGGATACAACGCCATCGCACGTCATACGTAGATACCTCCGAGACGGCTTGAGACGTGCCGGCTACCTGACTACAACACAGGGCAAAGCAGTACAACCCGCTACAACCTCTGCCGACACCGATTGGGAATAAAACCCCAAAGTATTAGGGTAAACACCTAGAAAATAGTTTAAAATAATTGTTGACAACGTAATACAACGTGATACAATGAAGATGTTGGTGGCAAAGACCGCTGACAATTTAAACCAACTACTAGGAGTTAAAAATGAAAGTATGGATCGAACTGGAGCGTCCCGAAGACAAAGAACAAGGTGCAAAGTATGCTGAAAAGTACAACGCGATGCTCAAGAAAATGGGCTTCACAAGCTTTGAGTTTTACTGGTACGAGCCCAAACGCCAATGGTGGCAGAACTACACCAACGGCAGGGGCTACCTTGTGATGACCGACAACGGCATTTGGATCTCAGTCAACGAGATCCTAGAACTGGCAACCGCCTGATGCAAATTGGGGGCTAACCACCCCCAATAAAAATTTAAATAAACACTTGACAATGTTAATTAAACAAATACAATGTAAACAACTTGGAGAAAAGACCATGACATACAAAGAAGTACAGAACCAAGCATTTGAAACCATTAATTTGGCACGTCTTTTAATCGACACCAATCAAGCCAAAGCTGACCCACAAATACTCGCATTGATTCGCGCCACTATAGCTATTCTTGTTTCAAAGGAGAAATGAAATGAACTGGCAGAACATGACACGCAACGACCTGATTACTGCGTTAACCAAGGCAGAGTTGGAATGGTTTTTAGAAACACCACATGGCATTAACGAGATGGTGCAGTTTATTAAACAGGGTTGTTACGACCAGTACGACACCGAGAAACTTAAACAGATTTATGTAAAACGATTTGGCGACAACGAGGACGAAACAAAATGACCGATGCAGAAAAGATTGAAAAACTGGGTGAGGCTCTGAACAACCTCTACCAATCCGCTGACCACTACATTGAGGATGGGTCTTGGCTTGGCGAGTTGCTCAACGACATCGACCGCGCACAGGCACTACTTCAGCAGATCACACCAAAGACTTTAAAAGGGGAAACAGAATGACTGCAATGACAAGGACACAGATGGTGAACGCCTGTGTTGACTACGAGGTGGATTGGTTCTTCGATAGAGAACCCGCGGAACAAAGGGAAGTGTTCCGGCACATCCAACTGCATGGGTTTGAAGGGTTCAAGAATTTACCGGACAACAACTTGTTTGCATCTTGCGTGCACAACGGCACATTTTTAATGGAGGAATGAAATGATTGAGATTATTAAAACCAACGATGGCTACATGGTGCAACACACGGATGGGGAACTCGAAGGCGAATACCTTTGCGATACCCGTGGCGACAACCTTTGGGACACCTACGCTGAGGCTGAGGCGGTGTTTTGGGGCAGGGAAGGGATCACGTACGACAACTGGAAACTGGTAAGCAAAGACGGCAAGCCTGTCAACCGCGGAGACAAAGCCCTAAGCCACCGAAACGAAGAGTACACCATCACCGGAGGCAGACCACCTGTGCACTTGGGCAGTACAGGCAGAGTTTGGGTAGAGGGTGGCGGGGAGTATTTCCCAACTGTGTTTGACTTGAAATGGGAGGAAGTGAAATGACAACCAATTACGACAAAGCCGTAGAGATCTACGAAGCCAAGGGTCAATCAGCCGTGTTTGATGCGGTGTTGAACGGCACGTTGACTGCCACCAGTTGGCACAGATGCGTCCCCTGTGAGTGCAAGTCCCCGCATGAAGGCGCGACCTGTTTGGTCTGCGGTTCGGAGAATGATCCGAACGAACTCAAAGCCAAGATCGAGATTCTGATGGATGAGAACCACCCCGCGGAGTTATCACGCCTGACCGGTGAGAGCGACACCCTGTGCTATCAGATCGTCCATCAGATCTACAGGGACGGAGGCTTGCTCGAGCCTCAGTACTGGGAAGCCGAGCGGGTGGGCGACATCTGGGCTATCTATGGCAAGACATTTGCGGGTGAGTACATCGATGCCAAGGGCGACTGCCTTGCCTTTGATACCAAAGAAGAAGCAAACAAATACATACAGGAAGAAATCAAATGAACACCTACAAAATAAATTTTGTAAACACCGCCAGTTTAAACATGACTATTGAGGCAGAGACAGAAGAACAAGCAACTGAACTTGCATGGAAGAAGTTTGGTGCGATGAATGTACGTGACCCTTATTTGTATTGGGACATTGGATACATAAACGAACTACAGGGAGAGAAAGCATGAAGTACTACATCGGAGAGATTGATACTTACTTTGGTGAGAGCGAAGTAACTACAACGATTAAGTTCAAGACAGATATTCCACCCAACGAATATCTCTACAGGATTGCCTCGGACTTCTGGGGTGACCCGCATGACGAGGAAGATGGGATGTTTAACTTTGGCGACAAGCAAGCCTGTGGTGGCAGATGGCAAGAGACCAATGCCAAGACCTACGAGGCGTTACACATCATCGTAGAACTAAATCACGGAGAAGAACCATGACTATATTTTTGCTAGATCAAAACAAAGTATCGGATGCGGTGCTGAATATGTACGACATCAGGGACGCCCTGTCCAAGAGGATCAAGAACAAACCTCTTACCGATGACACCGACTTTGACTATTCAATTGGTGATTGCATCGATGATGTGATTTTATTTTTGGAAGGCTTGGAGGTAACAGAATGAGAACACACGGACTAGAAAAGAGCGACATCATTAAAGCTCTTGAGATTGCAAAAGCAGCACTCGAGCATGAAATTATGAGCGACATGATTGGCGATGAGGTTGACCTATCCGAGGCGGAAATGGATCGACTGCATGGCTTGTTGGTAACTTACCTTGAAGGGAAATAAAATGACTGCAAAACTATGGATATGCACCGGTTACTGGAAAGAGGACAAAAAACCATTCACAAACTTTGTAATGTGTGATGGTGAGTGGGATGGCAAAGACGATGAAGAGGACTCACGCATTAGCTTCTATACCGATGGCAAGCCTGTGGTGGGGGAGTACGATGATTTTGTAATCCATGAAGCGATTGAGTACACACCAGACTGGTGGGGAAACAAGCAGACCAACTGGGCGAAAGCCAACGAAGCGTTCTATGCATGGGAAGAACTGCACTACGAGGATGATTCTGAATTGTCCGATGATGATCGGGAGATTTGGGTTGAAGGGTACTTACAAGCTCTGAGGGACGCATCATGAAAGTCAAAGAACTGATCGCACTACTGCAAGAGTGCAACCCCGAGACCGAGGTCTACACATGGAACGACCATGACATTTACACCATCACCATGGTGGACGAGATCGATGAGTGGGTGCACCTGAACTTGGGAGAGAAGCAATGAAATACAAAGTGATTGCAAAGACTGTCTTTTACTCTTACCTCATGGTGGATGCCAAGGACGAAGACGAAGCGTGGCAGATCGCCCGCAACACGGATGGTGGTGACTTCATCCCATTTGATCAAGGTGTTGTGCAGAGCGGTGACTGGGAAATTTATAGTGTTAACAACGTAGAGGGGAAAGCAAATGCAAGGATTAGATAACTACTACAACGGCTTACTGGCTGAGCATCAGCGCAGTATTGATGAAGCAGCTGAACGCGAAGAACAGGAAGAGTTCAAGCCGACCGCGGAAGACTTAGCGTTTGTGGAGTCGTACGCAACTTGCGTAGCCGTGGGCTCACGCGAGGACGTGCTGAAGTTCCTGTCGATCCTCGACCCAGACAAGAATACAGTTATGCCTGACTACATCTTCACGTCCATCGAGGACGCATGGCTTGTGTGGCAAGACGCGATGAAGTTTGCGAAGGAGGTGTGCAAATGAGCGAATGGACAAACGATCCGTGGCACGATAAGTACTTTGGCAAGAGCGCGCCTGAGTTCTACTACAAACCAAAGACAGAGCAAGAGTGCCTTGCTTACATCAAGAAGTGGGAGAACCGCGTCCCCAAGACTGGGGAAGAGTGGTGTTTAAAACACAACTACCAACTCTGGAAGAAAACTTATGATAGTAAGAAGGAGCTGACATGAACTACGAACAATGGGAAGAGACCTACAAGCCCAAGATGAATCACCTTGTGCCACCAGAGGATGGGCAGCAAACGTTTGAAACCTATGGCATCGAGCTTGGCTATGTGCTAGGTGTGGCTGACACACAACCAAACCGCGTGTGGACTGTCGTTGATGGGGAGGGCGGTACGTACATCGTGAACGGCTACCACCTCGTGAACAGGATCAATTACTACATCACCGAAGTGCCGTTTGAGGGTGAATTCTTGGAGGTTTTGGATAGCGAGTATGGGGAGGAAACACACCACCCAGACTGCCCTGCGGTTGATGGGTTTGGGTGTCATTGCAACGAACTGGGAGTACAAGCATGATGACACGATGGGAAAAGTTTGAACGTGTGTTGCTTTTACTAGCCATAATAATACTTATTGCCGATTTATTTTATTGGAGACCATGATGCCACAACCAGAGATACTTGCCGAAGGGATACAGAAATGGATGGTGGACGATGATCCATACATCGATGACGTGATTGAGTTTGTCATGTTCAATATGTACTTACTGGGTGGATGGATGAAAGCTACCTCCGAGGAGTTTGATGACGGGGAGGCAGTAATGAAAGCTTTAGTTAAAGATTCCATCGAATGCTTCTACAAGGGTGCTGAAAGTTTTTCAAATCATGATGAAAATATAGATGAAACCCCATTGTCAAGTCTCTCAAAACTGGTTAATAATCGCATCCCCAAGGAGAAAAAACGATGAAGAACTACCAGATGAAATTAGACTTTGGCGAAGGTGAAGAACTTCATTTAGCCTACGAAAATTGGCTTGAAGTTACTAACGAAGAAGACAACCCAACTAACTGGGAAGTATTTAAAGGCGCATGGCAGATAATGACCAAAGACTATGACACCTGAAGGCAAAGTAAAAAAGCAAGTAACTGCGATACTCAAACAGTATGGTGCTTACTACTTTAGCCCTGTCACAGGGGGCTTCGGAGCTTCCGGTGTGCCGGACATAATTGCTTGTTACAAGGGTAGATTTATAGCGATAGAGTGCAAGGCAGGGACTAACAAACCAACTGCATTGCAGCTTAAAAACTTAGACGATATAGACAAACAAGGAGGGATCACGGCAGTAATTAACGAAGAGAGTATTTGGAAAGTAGAAAGATTTTTAAACTATTTAGGAGAAAAGAAATGAACTGGAAAGCAACACAACCAAAGGAAGAGAACATGAAAGAATTTAAAGAGTACGGCATCGGTGGCGAAGAGATTTCACAAGAAGCACTTGATGTTGCAGCAAAGCATTTATCCCCTGTATTCACATCAGGCTTGAACGGCACAACCGCTGAAGACATTATCGGAAGCTATGCAGACAAGCCCAAGCGCGGACGTAAGCCCACCATTGAGAAGGTCAAGGTTGATGTGGTCAACCAACCACCACACTACACCACAGGCGGTATTGAGACCATCGACTTCATTGAGGCAAAGCTCTCACGCGATGAGTACATCGGATACCTCAAAGGCAACGTGCTGAAATACGCAAGCCGTCTGGGTCATAAGGGTGATGCCGTGACGGATGCCGGCAAACTGAACTGGTACACCACACGTCTGGCTCGTGCATTGGGAGGTGAGTGATGATTGAAGTACAGAAAGAATCAAACACCAAACAGGTCTTCGATTTCTTTGTTCGCTTTCCAAGCTCTTCAGCCTACGAAGCCCAGAACAACTTGGAATTAGGAAGACAACAGTGCGCAACAATCGTGAACTCTTTGTACAAGCGTGGGCTTCTTGATCGCAAGAGGGTAATCAACCGCAACACGGACATCCCGCGCAAGCACGTCTACAAGTACTGGGCGACTACGCAGGAGTTCAAGCGTGTGCAGAAGATCACGCCTAAGAGCTTGAGGAAGATGAGCAACGAGATAATGAAGTCCCTTGCGATGCCACCACAACCGATGCCTAGTACACCCAAGCCACCACCACAGATCCGTCCCGCGCCACCTGAGACCAATACAGTCCACCACAATGTGACTGTGACCATCTCTGCGCATCCGGCTCTGCTGAAGTTGGTTGAGAGACTGGCGGCAATTCTATGAGTGAACACGAAGACAATCTTCGTGACCTTGCTGCGATGTTTGCGATGATGGGCTTGCTTGCGGCAGACAGGCGACTGCCTGCTGACATTCGGGAGATCCCCGAGCACGCCTATCAACTTGCCAATGAGTTCATGGTGGTGAGAGAAATCGAAGCCGAAGATCGTGAAGCCGAGGGTATCGCGTCCATTAAAAGGAAACGATCCACGAAATGATCTACCTACTTGAACTTTTGTTTGTTCTGTGGGTGGTGTGGTTAAGCTTAAAAGACTAGGAGACAAGAATGATGATAGTAGAGAAGAAGGTTGTGCCGTATGACACTGGCAAGGTCAAGATCGGTTTGCTTTACACACCACCAAGAGACTACGCAGTGAGCGCGGACGCTGAAATGCTACAAGACGCGCTTTTAAACCCCCAGGTTAAACCATCATGGCTTGAGAAGCTACTGGCTATTGGGAGAGGCTCATGATCGATGGATTTGATCACGTTGGGACTGACCATGTCTGTAACGTTTGCTCTTGCGACTACACCGATGACGAAGGCGGGATACAGGGTTACCTCGGTATCCTGCCCGTCTCATTCTGCCCCACTTGTTATGCCGGCATTGTCGATATGGTGGAGCAGCTTGATGAGCGCGAGTGGGAAGGGTTGACGGATGACGAGCGGTTACAGATTCTACTTACAACCCCACCAAGCTTTCTTGCACACAAAGGGGATATACGAGATACCGCTATGACCTTTGCGGAGCTTGTACAAAAAAGAACCGAGGAACTACTTAGGGAGAAAAACGGATATGAGTAGAGAAGACATTATTCGCATGACACCAGAAGAGCTTAAAGACAAGATGTTGGCGTTCATTGATACGCATGATGGCGAGGATATGGATGATTGGTATGCCACTCGCAGAGACTTTGCTTCAACCGTGCTTAGTGATTTTGCAGAGTACATTGGCCTTGAGATGGTGGTTCCTGATTACATACCGCAGCTCAAGAAGCCAGAGATTGACCGCAACGAGTTGTTCAAAGCATTGATGCCAAAGATCCAAACTTTATTTGAAATTGAGTATGCAAAAGCAAAGGAGCAATCATGAAATTCGAAGACTTTAAAGATTGGGTTGTCAAAGATAGCGTCACTGTCGAAGGCATTACCCAAGAGTACGTTTGGTATCACGCCAAATTATTATCGGCAAAGATGGGTCAGTGGGATAACGACTTTCAAAAGATAGTCAAAGTTATGGAAGACCGCCATCAAGAGCATCTCAGGATGTTGGAAGATGCTTTGCAAGAGAACCGCATACTGAGAATACGCTTGAAGGAAAAGAAATGATAGACGATGACGATGACATTCAAGACTATGTTTCTTCAGGCTGGCGTAAGCGTCAGACCGGTACTGAAAAACAGTTCGATAAAAGAATTGCGCAAATAAACGATTTGGTAAGAAACGAAGTACTGGAAGAAGTTGCCAAAGAGTTTGATAAGATGAAAATCTTTGAGGCAGACACAATGGCAAGCTTGGCCGTATACATAAGGAATATGAAGAAATGACCATCTTTGTAAGTATTGCTTCCTACTCTGATGTGCTATTGGGACACACGATAAATGACGCCATAAAAAAAGCCAAGTACCCAAATGATTTATTCTTTGGGGTGGTGGAGCAAAGCGAACTGGATAAGCGTATAAAGATTACCCCTGACCATAAGAATGTGCGTTACCTTGGAGTCAACCCACACGAATCTCGCGGTGCTTGTTGGGCAAGGTCAGTATGTATGTCCATGTACAACGATGAGGATTGGTTTTTTCAGATTGATGCGCACATGATCTTTGAACCAGATTGGGATGAACGATTCATTAAGGCGGCTGCGAAGTGCGCTGAGCTAAGTTCAAAGTTCATCATTTCCAGTTACCCCAATTCATACGAACGTGAGAATGGAATTGTTACCAAGCACATTTTCCGAGGCACTAATGTTCACATTATTGCGGATGGGTTTGAAGCAAAGAACTCCAAGCTTAAGTTTGTCGCCTCTCCGGTGGATACCAAAGATATTATTCCAGGCGTCCACGTAGGTGCAGGTTGTCTGTTCACATTGGGTAAGTTTGTATATGAGATTCCATACGATCCGTATATGTACTTCAATGGTGAAGAGCAAGCTATAGCGTTGCGGGCTTACACCCATGGTTGGGATATTTACCACGTGCCTGATATGCCCATCTACCACCTGTACGCCAAATCAAAAGGTGGTGAGCGTCCCAGACACTGGGATACTGAAGTCACTACTAAACGTGCCGAGCATTGGGCAACCATGCAGCAACGTGCAACAGATAGGTTGGAAGCCCTGATTCATGGCAAAGACATGGGCATCTACGGGACTGGCTCAGTCAGATCTGTACAGGACTACATTGATTTCTCAGGCGTTGACTACTTCAATAAGAAAGCCAAGGGTCGGGCATCAAGACTGTACTGGGACAAACAGCAGACCATGGAAGAGAAGTTTACCAAGATCTTTCAGAAAAAGGGTTGGGGCTCAGGTGAAACAGTAAGCGGACCATCGTCCACATTGAAACACACAGAGCGATTGCGTCAGGAATTGCCTAAGTTGTTTGAGCAGTTTGAGATTAAGTCTGTATTCGATGCGCCATGCGGTGATCTGAACTGGATGGCCAAGGTCTTGGAGCAAACGAACATAGAATATATTGGTGCCGATATTGTGCAGGCTTTGATAGAAGACCTTAAAGAAAAGTACAAAGACAACCCCAAGATGAAGTTTGTCTATACCAATTTGGTAGAGGACAAGTACCCAATGGCAGACCTGATGCTATGTCGGGACTTCCTATTTCATATGCCCTACGTGGAAACCTATAAGGTGCTTACCAACTTTGTGGAGTCAGGTATCAAGTACCTGTTTACCACCAGTCACATGAAGCGTCCAGAAAAGCCATTTAAGAATCACGATATCTCAGCGGGTTCGTTTAGGTACATGGATTTGTTCGCCAGTCCATATAACTTTTCCCAAGACACGCTGTTCAAAGTCTTAGATGGTTTTGATGATAGGCATATGTGCTTATGGAGTCGTGAACAAATACAAAAAGTTTTAGAACATGATGATTGGAAACAGCCTTTAATGGAAAGGGTAGAGCAAGATGAAGATATTAGACTTAATCAAGTATGACCCAAAGAAAGGATGCTTTGTTTTGAAAGATAAGAAACGTACACGCGCCCTCAACCCATGGGAAGAGTTGGCACAGGTAGATCGCCCAAGTATCTTTTTAATAGACTCATTCTTCCGCGCCAAGCAAGCCACCGGTACGATCAAGAGCGAAGAAGGCTTAGGCTACAAACAGTTTGGGACATTCACCCGAGCAAAAGAGAGACAACCCAACAAACACGAAGGAGTTTTAGAAGATGCCCAGACCAAAACCACCAGAGCCCCTTATAGGAAGACAGGTACGGATGTCTGATAGACATTTCCATATTTTTAATCACCTTGGCGGTGCTGAATGGCTAAGGAATTTGTTGGATAAAAAAGATCCATTTCCTAAGAAGTATTACGAAAAATTAAAAACAACCGACAAAGGAAACCATGAGCAGAATAATCACGTTTGATGCTGAGACCTACTACGACAAAGAGTTCAGCCTATCAAAGATAACGACAGAGGAGTACGTACGCGATGACCGGTTTGAGATGATTGGTTTCTCGTACAAGATTGATGACGAGCCGGCTCGTTGGATTACGGGGGACGATAACTACATCCGTGCCTCATTAGAAGTATTGCCTTGGAAGGAATCATTTGCTTTGGCACACAACGCCATGTTTGATGCGTCCATCCTATCTTGGCGGTATGGCATCAAGCCGATGGCTTGGCTCGATACACTCTCGATGGCTCGTGCTGTGCGTGGTGCGGATGCCGGCAACAGTTTGGCTAAGCTTGTTCAACACTATGGCCTCGGTGCTAAGGGTGTGGAGGTGGACAATGCCATGGGTCTGCAAAAGAAAGACTTCAGCTCGGCTTCGCTTGAACGCTATGGTGAGTACTGCAAGAACGACACCGAGTTGTGTTGGTCACTGTTTCATATCCTTGCGCCCCACTTCAAGCAGCCAGAGTTAAAACTAATTGACTTGACCATCCAGATGTTTTCTGACCCTGTGCTTGTGCTTGATACGCCCCTGCTCGAGGCACACCTAGAGGATGTCAAGGCACGCAAAGAAAAGCTGATGCAAGCTATCGAGGCAAACAAAGATGCGCTCATGTCTAACCCACAGTTTGCTGAGCTACTGCGCAAGTGCGGTGTTGAGCCGCCCATGAAGATCAGCCTGACCACAGGCAAAGAAACCTTGGCTCTGGCCAAGAGCGATGAAGGCTTTAAGGCTCTGCTCGAGCATCCGGACGAGCGGGTGCAGGCTTTGGTTGCGGCCAGGCTCGGTAACAAGTCAACGCTAGAGGAGACACGCACGGAGCGGTTCATTAGCATCTCTAAGCGTGGTGCGATGCCAGTGCCCTTGCAGTACTACGCGGCTCATACTGGGCGTTGGGGCGGTACAGACAAGATTAACCTACAGAACCTACCAAGCCGCGGCACTAATGGCGGCAAGCTTAAAAAAGCGATCCGAGCCCCCAAGGGTTACGTGATCATAGACTCCGACTCTGCGCAGATTGAGGCGCGTGTGTTGGCTTGGTTCGCAGGACAGCTTGACTTGGTCGAAGCGTTTGAAAGGAAAGAAGATGTATACAAAATCATGGCTTCTGCTATATACGGCAAGGGAGCAGATGAAGTCACCAAAGAAGAAAGATTCGTGGGAAAAACCACGATTCTGGGATGTGGGTATGGCATGGGGGCTGCTAAATTTGCAGCGCAACTCAAGACGTTCGGGACGTCGGTTGAAGATTCAGAGGCATCCCACATTGTCTCTACCTATCGAGGCACGTATCCTCTGATACCAGAGTTGTGGCGGCAGGGTAACTCGGTACTGGAGGCCATCATGAGCAACCAGTCTGTGCCGTTTGGTAATGGCTGTGTGGCCGTCAATGGGGTGGAAGGTATCTTGATGCCCAACGGACTGCACCAACCTTATCCAAACCTACGCAAGGTAACCAACGAAGAAGGCCGCGCTCAGTTTGTTTATGACGCTCGTCGTGGGGTAAACAAGATCTATGGCGGCAAGTTGGTAGAGAACATTTGCCAAGGCTTAGCCCGCTGTATTATCGGTGAGCAGATGATCCGCATCGCCAAGCGATATAAGACCGTGCTGACTGTGCACGATGCCGTGGCGTGTATCGCCAGACAAGAAGAAGTAGACGAAGCCCTAGCGTACGTTGAAGAGTGTATGCGGTGGGTGCCCGAGTGGGCGACAGGACTACCGCTTAACTGTGAAGCAGGATATGGAGAAAGCTATGGAGACTGTTAACGAATACCGCATCAAGGTAACGGTTCGCAACAACCTACTTTTGAATGCCATTGAGAATGCCGGCTACGCTAACGTTGCTTCGTTTTGCAGGGCGGCAGACATACGGCAACAATCGCTAGGACGTTTGATTGCCATGAAAGATCCACCACTTTTAAACACTGGTGAGTTTAGCGGTTTGGCCAAGAAGGTTATGGAGGAACTCTGCGCCCTGCCTACAGAACTATGGACATCAGAGCAGTTAACTATGAAGCTCACTACGAATGTGGCTCAGCGTGAGCTTGACATGAACGGAATGCGTGCGGCTTTAGGGATGACCACGGAAGATGCGTTTCAAATGCTTGAAGTTGATGATAGTCTCTTTGACGAAGAGCGAAAATCTAAAGTCATGGAGGTGGTTGATACACTTACACCACGTGAGCGGAAGGTTCTAGTCTTGCGGTTTGGTCTGGACGGATGTAAAGAACATACTCTCGAAGAGATCGGACCTATGTTTGATGTGGGAAAAGAAAGAATCAGACAGATCGAGGCCAAAGCGTTACGCAAACTAAAGCACCCGTCACGGTTAGACATATTCAGAGACTTGTTGACCCCAAAGTCTTCGGCAGAAAAAGCTTGGGAAGCCAAGCAAAGAGTCGCAGAAGAGGAGAAAGCAAATGAAGAACATAAGTTAAGATGGCAGGAAGCTAGGCAGCGGCAACGTGAAGCCGAGGCAAAAGCAGACAAAGAGTTTCATGAACGTATGGCTGTGCGCGGTACAGATACAACATGGATGGAACATCTCAAACGCACAAAACCAGAGTTGCATGAACTGCTTCTCGAGATTAGCAAAAGAAACGCACACTTGGTATTAGACAGATGAACATTACTTGGTCGTACAGTAGCCTGAGCCTTTTTGATCAGTGCCCTAAAAAGTATTTCCACATCAAGGTGGAAAAGAGCATTGTCGAGCCCGAGTCGGACGCGATGAACTACGGCAAAGACCTGCATTTAGCGGCTGAGCTATTCATCCGTGACGGCAAGCCACTTCCAGGCAAGTACGCCTACGTTCAGCCCATGCTTGACACACTGAACAAACTCGATGGCGAGAAGCTTTGCGAGTACGAGATGGGTGTGAAATATGTAAACCAAGTGTTGACACCCTGTGGGTTTCATGACCCTGACCGCTACTGGCGGGGCATCGCTGACTTGCTGGTGATTAACAGGGAAAAGGGCGAGGCTCGTCTGGTGGACTACAAGACCGGCAAGAGTGCCCAGTACGCGGACACCAAGCAGTTAAAGCTTTTGGCTGCAGCCACATTCCTGCACTTTCCTGACATTAAGAAGGTCAAGGCAGGGCTGTTGTTTGTGGTGGCCAAGGACTTTATCAAAGAGGATTACGATGTGGAAACTACGTATGATCTGTTCGCTCCGTTCCATCCCATCGTGGATCAGTTGGTGGCGTGCCACGAGAACAATGTGTGGAATCCTAAGCGCAACTTCACTTGCAAGAATTGGTGTCCCGTCCTAGAATGTTCCCATAATGGTAAGAGGTAATCATGCCCCGTAACTACAAACGTGAATACGAAACGTACCAAGGTACGGAAGAGCAAAAGAAGAACCGTGCTCAGCGCAACAAGGCTCGTCGTGAGCTGACGCGAGAAGGTAAAGTACATAAGGGTGACGGCATGGATGCCGCTCACGTAAAGGCAATTGACAAGGGCGGCTCCATCAAGAATGGTATCCGTGTGGAGTCGGCTGCAAAGAATAGATCTTTCAAGCGCGATGCTCAAAAGAACTTGGTGTCTGAGACAAGCAAGCGAGAACGTAAGAAGTAATCTTGCAAAGACGTCTAGGACACGCAGACGTTAAAGCGAAGTGGGATCGGGTGGAAGCCCCGAACTAAAATAAAAATGCTTTGAAAGACCGCTTTCAGAGCGATTACGCATCGGAGAAAACGTGGAAGTAGTTGACAACAGAGCACTTTTGTTGCGAGTGCGCGACGGTTACAGGATCACCAACGTGATCCCAAAGAGCCGCATTATCAAGGAACACCCCGATCATCATGAGGTGTTGGTGCACTGGGGCTTGGAAGAAGTAAAGGTTCTGCGCAACCTCAAGATCACTGGTGCGCCCTCACCTATCGAGGGGCAGTACGCATGGAACGGAATGTATAAACCGTTTGACCATCAGAAAACCACGGCTTCGTTCCTTACGCTTAACCGCAAGGCATTCTGCTTCAACGAGCAGGGTACTGGCAAGACTGGCTCAGTTATCTGGGCGGCAGACTACCTCATGAAGTTAGGGCTTGTGCGCAGAGTGCTTGTGATCTGCCCGCTGTCCATCATGGACTCAGCCTGGAGAGCAGACCTCTTTAAGTTTGCCATGCACCGCACAGTGGACATCGCTCATGGTGCTCGTGATAAACGCAAAGAAATTATCAGTGGTGATGCTGAGTTCATCATCATTAACTTTGATGGTGTGGAGATCGTTGCAGATGATGTTGCTAAGGCCGGCTTTGATCTGATCGTAGTAGATGAGGCCAATGCCTACAAGAACCCACAGACTAAACGTTGGAAGGTGTTGTCTAACATTATCAAGCCAGACACGTGGCTCTGGATGCTTACCGGTACACCGGCATCTCAATCCCCTGTAGATGCGTTTGGCCTTGCCAAGCTTGTAAGCCCTGAGCGGGTGCCCAAGTACATGGGCGCATTTAGAGACACAGTGATGCACAAGGTTACGCAGTTTAGATGGATTGTAAAACCCAACGCGGAGACCGTTGTTCATGAAGCCTTGCAGCCGGCCATACGATTTACGAAGGAGCAGTGTTTGGACTTACCAGAGATGACCTACGTGACGCGAGATGTACCGCTCACAGCGCAGCAACAAAAGTACTATGACCTGATGCGTAAAGAGATGCTTGTCACTGCAGCCGGTGAACAAATCACCACCATCAACGCGGCAGCTAACCTAAACAAACTGTTGCAGCTATCAGGCGGTGCGGTGTATGCGGACAACGGTGAGATTGTTGAGTTTGATGCAAGCAACCGCTTGAATGTTTTGAGAGAAGTTATCGATGAAGCCAGTCACAAAGTACTGATATTTGTCCCCTACAGACACGCTATTCAAATTGTCTCTGACGAGTTGAGTAAGCACTACACAGTTGACGTTATTCATGGAGGAGTCACAGCAAGGAAGCGCACAGAAATATTCCACAAGTTCCAAACGGAAAAGAACCCACGCATCTTGGTTATACAGCCACAAGCTGCAAGCCATGGTGTAACACTCCACGCAGCCGACACCATCGTCTACTGGAGCCCAGTAATGTCCGTAGAGACATACCTGCAAGCAAACGCACGCGTGCATCGTGCGGGTCAGAAGAATCCAAGCACAGTATTTCACCTGCAAGGCAGTCCTGTAGAACGTAAGATTTACAAGATGCTCCAAGAGAAGGTTGACATCCATACGAAGATGACCGATCTATACGGGGAAATACTTAGTTAAATAATTCTTGACAATGTCAAGTTTGTGATTAGAATAGAGCACACAAGGAGAAAATAATATGGACTACCCAACTGAGAAAGTAATTTCCGCATACATCAATTTGCGGGACGCTATCGCTGAAAAGCGCAAACAACAAGAAGCAGAGCTTCTGCATATGGAAGAGCAACTTGAGATGCTCAACCAAGAGCTATTGGTTCGCTGTGAAGAAGCAGGTGGAAACATTTCCGTCCCAGGAGTTGGACGTGTTAACCGCCGCATCGATCACCAGTACTGGACCAGTGATTGGCCTGCTTTCTACAACATGATCAAGGAGCATGATGCATTCCATCTGCTACACAAACGCCTGTCTATGAAGGCCGTGCGTGAGTTCCTTGAAGAGAATCCTGACGCAACCCCTGCAGGGTTGAATTCGGACAGCAAGTACGTAGTCACCGTGACACGTGCATCTTAATTTTAACTGGAGAAAATAAATGACAGAAGTAACTTTGTTTAAGGGCGGCATCCCCGCTCATTTGAAAAACGCTGAACTTGATGCGGCAACACTTGCCCTTATGGGTAACCTGCCTTCAAAAGGGCAGACAAACGCTAAGCGCATTTCCATCAAGGGTGGTGTCTGGCGCATGATGGTAGACGGACAAGAAGTTGCCACCAATGAAGAACGCAGCATGAATGTTGTGATTGTTGCCGCCGCCGCTAGTGAGTCACGTAAGTTCTACGCAGGCGCTTATGAAGAAGGCCAAGGCGCTAAGGCTCCTGATTGCTGGAGTACATTGGGTGATGTGCCTGATCCCCGTGCTAAGGCACCACAATCAAACCGCTGCATGACTTGCCCACAAAATATCAAAGGCTCTTCTGGCCGTGGTGATTCCCGCGCTTGCAAGTTTGAACGCCGCCTTGCTGTGGTACTTGATAACGACCAACGTGGTGAGATCTTCCAGATTGTTATCCCATCAAGTAGTTTGTGGAACTCTGACAACGGCAAGCTTGGTATCAAACCCTATGCAGCATTCTTAGGTAGCCACGGCTTGAACGTAACTCAAGTTGTAACCGAGATGCGCTTTGATACAGCCGCATCTGGCCAGAAGATTAACTTCAAAGCGGCTCGCCCCCTGGAGCCTGAAGAGATTGAGTTGATCCGCAGCTTAGCTAAGCACCCTGATGCCATGCGTGCTATTGGTTCTACGCCTGCTGAGTTGGATGGTGCTGTGTTTGCAGCCCCTGCCCCTGCTCCAGTGATTGAAACACCTAAAGCTGCTGAGCCTGTTAAAGAGCCAGTGAAACGCGAGAAGCCACAAGCCGCTGCTCCCAAAGACGTTTCATCTATCTTGGACGATTGGGCGCAATAAAAAGTTTGGGATGGGGATGGGCGTTGGGTTAGCGCCATCGCACCCTTTAATCGGGGGGACGTTAAAAGAACACTGCTTTATGTGAGCTGTCCCCATTCCATCTTTATTTAAACCATGTACGGATACACCCTTTCACTTATTGAGGCGAACAAACGCGCTTCTCGATTTAAGCTTGGTGTCAAACTAGGACGTGCCTGCATTGCAGCGGACGTACCTGTGTCTGATGTTGCGAATCATTTTGGCGTATCACGTCAAACTATTTACTCTTGGTTTTACGGCAGGAGTGAGCCACACTGGCGGCATGAACACGCCATTGAACAGTACATAGAAAAATTGGCATAAGCCACACAATAACGCTGTTTTAGAAATGTGAGAGTATGACCTCAAGGAATCTCTTTCTCTCCACGATACTGCCGACAGAAGGCATCTATTGTGTGGTGGGATTAAAAAAGGGAACCTCAAAGCAGGAATTTGTTAGGACGGTCCCAGAGCTTACAGAGCTTGTAGGGCATCTAGTTGAACAGGGGTATGACGCATATTTTGGATGCGCCAAGTTCGAGACGGATGAAGGCCGGACAACAAAGAATGCTAAGTGGTTCAAATCATTTTGGTTGGATTTAGACTGTGGAGAAGGAAAGAAATATGAATCCCAAGCGCAAGCGATAGCCGCACTACGTGAGTTCTGCAAAGACACGGGGCTGTCTAAACCCATTATCGTTAACTCTGGCCGAGGTGTACATACATACTGGGCTTTGAACGAAGCAATTAGCTATAACGATTGGAAACCCGTTGCCGAATCTTTGAAGAAACTGTGCGTCACGCACAACCTATATGCAGACCCTGTTGTTACTGCGGATGCCGCACGCATTTTGCGAGTACCTGATACGCTGAACTTCAAGAACGAAGAGTCACCGTACCCAGTTGAAATTATGTCGATGTCGCAGTCGGTGGAGTTTGCGGCATTTAAGGACAAAGTTGGTGTAGATATGATGGCCGCACTGGCCGCGTCACCCAAGCGTCCGCTTGATGAGACCACTATGGCGTTGCTAGGCAACCGTGTGTCTAAGTTTTCCACCATCATGATCAAGGGCAAAGAAGGAAAAGGTTGTGCGCAGCTTACTCACATTTACGTCAACCAACAAACCATTGAAGAACCTCTATGGAGATCCGGTCTTTCTATCGCTCAGTTCTGTGAGGATAGGGACACGGCCATACACCGTCTTTCAAGTAAGCATGGCGGCTACTCACCTGCGGGCACTGAAGAGAAGGCCGCACTTATCAAAGGGCCACACACTTGCGCCACGTTTGAAAAGACTAATCCTACTGGGTGCGATGGATGCCCACACAAAGGGAAGATCTCTTCCCCCATTCAGCTTGGCTCCGAGATCGCTAAAGCAACTGCTGAAGATAATATTGTCGTTATCAAGCACGAGACTCTGGGGCAGAACGTCACGATTGAAATCCCAGAATACCCATTCCCTTACTTCCGAGGCCGGAATGGTGGCGTGTACCGCAAGGCAAATAAAGGGGATTCCGAAGAAGGCTCGGATGAACCGGCAGAAGATATTTTGGTCTACGAGCACGACCTATATGTCGTTAAGCGATTAGAAGATCCTGAGTTGGGTGAGATGGTTTGGATGCGCCTGCACCTACCAAGAGACGGCATCCGTGAGTTCTCGATCCCTCTGGCCAGTGTATTGGCTAAGGACAAACTAAGAGATGTGATTGCGTCTAAGGGCGTGGCTGCATTGAACAAACAAATGGACAGCATCATGGCTTATATGACACGTTGGGTAAAGGAGTTACAACTTATGACAAATGCAGAGAAGTCCCGCCTACAGTTTGGTTGGACAGCAGACAACACGTTTGTGGTCGGAGACCGCGAGATTAAGGTGGGGGAGACAATCTACAGCCCACCATCCTCATCCACCGCTAATCTGGTGCCGGCTTACGCCAAGAAGGGTACGTTAGAGAGTTGGAAGCGTGTGGCCAACTGGTACGCACGTCCAGGCATGGAAGCCCGTGCATTTAATCTGTTTGCAGGTTTTGGTACACCGCTCTTAAAGTTCACCAACCTTAAAGGTGTGCAGATCCACTTAACAGATGATGGCTCAGGCACCGGTAAGACTACGATCCAGATGATGATCAACAGCATCTTTGGCCACCCGTCTGAGACCATGATGCTTGAGCAGGACACGTTTAAATCTAAGATGCACCGCATGGGTACGATCCAGAATATGCCTGCAACGATTGATGAGATCACCAATATGCACAATGATGAAGTCAGTAACTTGGCTTACATCAGTACACAAGGCCGTGGCCGTAACCGCATGATGTCTCAGTCAAACTCTGAGCGTCTTAACAACACCTCATGGGCGTTGATCTTGTGGACTTCTGGTAACCGCAGTGTGCATGATGTGCTCTACAGCATGAAGACTTTTCCCGATGGCGAGTTAGCTCGTGTGGTGGAGATCAACGTGCCCCGCGATACAAGCATGACCAAGGAAGAGACTGACGAGCTTTACAACTTGATGTTTGAGAACTACGGCGTAGCAGGCGAAGTCTATATGCAGTATGTGGTGGCTCACCTCGATGCCATCAAAGAAAAGATCAAAGAAGTCCAGGCGAAGTTTGATGCTGATGCCGGCTTGACTCAGCGTGAACGCTTTTACTCTGCACTTGCAGCGGTGGCCATCGTAGGCGGCATGATCGCTAAGCGCCTTGGCTTGCATGACATTGAGACCGGTCCTGTGTATCAGTGGGCGGTGCAGTATTTCTCCAATACGAAGTCTGCCGTTAAGCCAAACTCATCCGGTCCTTTGGATCAGATTGGTAGCTACCTCAACGAGTTTAATCAGTCAGTGCTTGTGGTTAAGAGTGAGGTGGATAGCCGCACAAACATGGAGCAAGCTCCGATGCAGATGCCGTACAGAGAATTGTTGGTGCGCTATGAGCCCGATACCCACTTGCTATTTCTAACAACCAAACACTTTCGCGACTGGTGTACAAAGCACCAGACTTCTTACAAGTCAATTAGTGAGGCGCTTGAAAAGGATGGCGTTGCACAACTTGGTATTAAGAAACGTCTAGCCCGTGGTACTAAACTAAACACTCCCGCGGTGAATACTATGGTGCTCGATACCCGCAAGATAGACGGCTTTGATATGCAGGAGTTCATGCCTGATGGAAATAAAGAATGAGGGGGCGGAAGTTCATATTGAGTGGCACCTGCTAACCCCAGGCGCTTCTTTCTTTATCCCTGCAATACAGACAACCCAGTTAGCTAGGGCGGTGCGTAAAGCCGCTACCAGGCGGGGGATCCGCCTGACCCACAGGGTTTGCATAGATAAGGGTTTTTACGGAGTTAGGTTTTGGAGAATTGAATTGGATGTGTTACATTCCGACTGACGTATGTAGTTCATGCGTTTTTTCTCCTTCCTTAGTTGGTTTGCGCCCCTCCCCTGGGGCGCTTTTTTTCACCGTTCAATACCGGCTTTTTCCAACACAAGGTAACCCTTCTTAGCCACTGCATCGTATCGGGTCATCAACTCGTTGATTTGAGCTTGACGAGCATCAGGGTCTCCAGCGTTTTGCTCTTTCAAATAGTTGACCCGTTTGCGAATCAAATTCATTTGGTTTTGCAAGTTACGCAAGACGGGGGCAGCAGCAAATAACTTTTTGTTTTCCTCATCCGCCATAAAGTTTTGGGCTTCTTCTTTCCTGCCTTGGCTTACATAACGGTTGAACTGATTAACAACTTCCTGGGACGTATGCGTGATTTCATAAAAATCTGTAGCTGCATTACTGGTGTTAGGATTGGTCATGAACGATTTAAAGAACGGCTGTTCTTCAATGTTCTTGGTAGGTGGTGTCTTACCGTTAGCCGCTGCAATCATTGAGCTAGACACGCCCATTGTGAACGTACCTAACTCAGCAAAATAAGCTTGCGTTAAATGCTCAATCATTGCGGGAGACAAGCCAGCTTTATCTAAACCCATAGCACTGAGCGCCTTAGCTGCTTCACCTGCATTAGGACCACGACTTGCAACAGGCAGTGCCTGATCGCTCATACCTTCAATAGGACGGCGTGAGTAGAACGAGTAATTTGTTGCGGCTTCAAGGATAGGTTTGGCACCCTGGGGAATCAAGATACCTTCTCCAGGTAAGTTGTGACGAATACCGTCAACTACGGAACGCAAATATTCTTTGCCTGTACTGGTGCCGGACATATAACGCACGGAAGCTTCGGGTAGTGTCTTGAAGAAGAAACCAACTTCAAATGGTACAGCAACCTTAATGAATGATTTGCCGTCAGTCCCCCATGGGTTAGGCATGAGCCAGTTGTTGTCCTTAACGTTGTCCGGCAGCTTTTTGTATTCCTCATCGTCTTGCAGCGACATAGCGTACAGCGTAGAGAGCACCACCATGACGGCGGCTCGGCTTATAAACAAACGTTGAGCTTCTGCCTTTTCTTGGGGGTTCAAGCCGTAGCCTGTCGCTGCGCGGTACAACGTGTCCATACTGGTAATGGATGCCGAGAAGAACGGAATCATATGACGCAAAGCGTGCAAAGTTTTGGAGTTACCGTGAACAGAGAAGTTGATTGATTCACGTGCACGGAAGGCACCGTAGTCATTGGCCTCATCAACGCTCATGCCTTGCTTCAGACCTTGGTCTCTAGACTTCTTAAAAATGGCTACACGAGTTGCAGCATCGGATGCCTCATGTGCTTGCATTACCTTGTGCATCATCTTATCGAGCACGGATGGATTCAACTTCTGGGTGCCAGCTTGCTTCAAGAATTGGTGGATATCAATCGTTGAATCTACTTGACCAATAACACCGCGGGAAGCCAAGAACTTAGCTTCGGCAGAATTGTTAGCCAAGATCTTTGCGTACTCAGCCACTGCATGGAACGGTGTCACGATGCCTGAGTTGGCCACCAACGTTGCGTGTAATGGGTCACGAATCAACTGCTTAATCCAGTACATTGGGTTGAGCAACGCGGTAGTACGCAGAACCTGTGTCGTAGCAGACAGACCCTTAAGCAAAGGACCCATCTCATAGTTCATGATTTGAAACGCAGCCAGATCGTTGGGGTTGTCCAAGATCACAGACACGTAACCGTTTGCATCCGCATCCGGATTTGTGGGGTCGCGGTAACGCAAGTTCACATCAGGGTCAGTTGGCTTGGATGCAATTCTTGCAGCACCTAAAGCTTTAAGTTGACCAACGGCCACCTTGCGGGTTTGGTTCTGGTAGGCAGCGGCAACCATGGAGGCATAGTGCTTGTCCATGTTCTCCCAAATGTTACGCTGCAAATCACTGCCTGAGAGATGCTCAAGCTCACGAACAGTTTTAGTACCCCCAGCTTTGCCGGTGTAGCCTTCTTGTTTCAAGGGGGCTAAGTCTTCCCGAGCCGCATAGAGAGGTACATAGGACTTCATGCTGCGGTAGTAAGCAGCTTGTGCAGGGGACAGGAGACCTGCGCTTTCCCATAGATCGATCAAAGAATTGTTAGTCTTACCCCAGATGTCGAAGACTTCCTTCATCTCTGGCACGGCCTGCATTTGCTGCTGCGCCCAGTTCATATGGGCTTGAGTAACTTGGCGTTCACGGTTGACGTGCAGGTCTTCACGGTAACGAGCGCGGATAGCTTTGGCTTCGTTAACCAACTTCATGATTTCATTGAGCGGGGCGTTAGCCGCCTTGGCTTGCTTAGCCTGCTGAATCTTACTCTTAGCAACAGCCATCATCTGTGCGGCTTTGGCACGGCGTTGTGCATCGATGGCCAAGATTTCTTTACCGCGCAAGATACGGGCAACTTCACCCACAAACTCACGACCTGTCATGCCGGAGCCCTGCACCACTGCGTTCTTATCAAGCTTGTCAGCCACCAACTGTGACCGCGCAAGGTTAGCGGGATCTTGTTGAATGATGATAGTACCGTCGTTATTGACAACGGGAATTCCCGACTGCAAACCATTTTTGATCAGGTTGATCACTTGGTTGAACGAGCGTATCAACATATCAGCGCGAAGTTGACCGTTCTGGAATACGGGCATACTACTCAGGGTCTGAGCTAAGCCAGATGTAGGGTCCACCGCAGCAATACGAAAACGTGTCCAGAAGTCGTTGTCGTTCCAATTCTTCTGAACTTTGCCCACCACAGTCTTAACTTGCTGACCAGTTGTCTGTGGTGCCTGAAGCTTAGTCAGCTTAGGCAGTGTGTAGGGTTGCCCAGGCGCGGGGACATTGACCGGCCCTGTTGTAGCCGAGATTGGTCCTTGTTTGGAAGTACTGCCTTGAATCGGTGTCAACGATGTGTTGAGCATCTGATCAGTTAAGAAAATAACTTGAGACAAAGCAGTTTCTGTTTTAGGAGACAGGCCAAGTGCTTTACGGAGGGCTTCCACAAACTGCGACATTACGCTGCGGCGTCCCTTGTAGGGGATAGACTCAAGCACCTCTTGCATGAAGTTACTTGTCATGCCGTGGGCAAGCATTTCATGTGCCTGGTTATAGCGGCCTCTTCCGTAGGTATTGCCTAGCGCGTTTGAGCCCGACAAAACTTTTTGTTCTGAGCGGGTTAAAGTTTCACCACGGGCTTGTTTATCTGTCAGGTGCTTAAGTACAAACTTACTAAGCTTCTCTAATTCGGCTGTAAGTTTGCCGGCTTCTGTCGTAGGATTCTTTTCGCCGTAGATAACTAACGACGCAGTAACTGCATGGATAGACTCGTGCGTAGTTGTGCGATAGGTGGCACCAAACGGTTGACCTGAACCTCTACCAGCAACGCTGATATCCATGTGCTTATAGTTTGGATACTGGCCGGGTAACACACGTCCAAGAACACCGCTACCACTATATCCACCTACTCTATTAACTTCTGTTGGAGACTTTGGAACGGAGAACTTAAATGTATACCCAAGCTTTGATAATTCTTTTGCGCGAGCGGTTAGTGCTTTAGCAATCTGACGATTGGCCTCGGGGCCATTTTGTGTCAGGAATTTTAAAACTTGGCTAAATGTTTTGCCACTAATGTCGGCTTCAATATCCGCCTTCATTTCTTGGCCATGTTTATCAAATGCGGCTTTAATTTCAGCGGCTGACTTACCCTGCTCCGCAGCTTTGCGGTCAAGGTGCTTCTGCATGACTTTAGTAAAGTTAGTGCCTGTGCTACGACCCGCGGCGACAGATTTATCCCAAGCGGTTTTTTCTTCAGGGCTTAGCTGGTTGTAGTCAGGTTGTGCAGGATCACGATGGCGATCCCACTCCACTGCAGGGTCTAGTGCAGTTGGCTGAGTTCCTGTTCCTGTTGGAGGCGTTCCAGCAGGTACCCCGCCAGGTACCACTCCAGGTCCGACACCTCCTGGAGTTCCTTGGGGGGTTGCAGGAGGCTGGGGTTGGCCAGAAACTCCCACATCAGGTGGAGCTTCTCCGGGTGCATTGGGGGGAGTTGCAGGTGGTTCAGCATTTCCTTCTCCTGGGAAGAGCTCGCCTTGGGGAGCAGCCATGAATGAACGATTTCTAATACCTTCTTCAATGTCTAGCCCTGTTAGTCGTTGATAAGCCGCATCAAGCAATTCTTGCTGAGCGGGAGAAAGTGCTCTGCCTTGACCGAGCTTGTTCTGTTGATATAACTGCTCCATTGCAGTTGCATGATCCAAATCCGGATTTGCATTGATTAAATTTTGCAGGCGCTCTTCCACAATCTTTGCGGTAGATGAATTATTGCCCCGCATTACTTTTGAAGTGCTAGGGTCAGCTTTGGCAATGTCAATAACTTTACGCAAAAACCCACCAATAGATTCCGGTGCAGAAACTTTTGGAAGCTGTGTAGGAGTTTGTGCAGGTTGTTGTGGTGCCTGACCGCGGAACAATTCACCTTGGCCTCCCAGAGGCAACTCGCCTTGCACTTGAGGGGGGAGCTCACCAGCCGGACGATCAGGACCAATCATCTCTTTGCGGTTAACTGCCTGACCTTGCGGCACGACACCTGCCAGATCACGTTCTGGAGTACCTTCTGGTGTAAGCTTAAGTGGTGTATATGGGCCTACTGGTGCGCTAGGACTAGCAGCAACGCCGGGAACCCCAGGTGGCATGGGTTGTGGTGGCATCGCACCTTGTGGTTGCGCCGGTGGCTGCACCGCTGGAGGAGTCGGTGGATTGACAGGAGGTAAAAGTGTTCCAGCAGGGACGCTAGGCAAGTTGCCACCACCTAATGCGCCAGCACCACCACCAAGCAAAGCGCCGCCAAGAGCGCCAAGACCTGCTGCGGAACCAACACCCTTCATCAAGCTTGTCTCAGGAAATACTTGTTGAACGTTGTAGTTCTTGGCGAGTGCACCGCCACCCTCTTCAATACCTTCGCTCAATGCCTCGCCGGCCAGACCTTTAACAAAACCTTGGCCAGGAAGTTTGCGGCCCACTAGTGCGCGTTCGATAGAACTACCACCAGGCAGCTTAGTAGCCGCCAAACTAATAGCCGCCGCTTCAATAGCCGCCACGCGGCCTTTGGCTAGAGCGATGCCATGAGCTTCTTCTTCAGGTGTACCTTGTTTACGCAACTGCTTATAGAGTTGCTCATAGGTATCGGAGCCAACATCCGTACCTTGCATAATCGCACCGCCAGCAACCGCACCACGAACACCATATTTAGCCAACGCTTCTTCAGTAGCATTACGCATGAGCAGTTTAGCGCCGCCCTTAGTGAACATACCAAAACCACCAGAGCCAATTAAATTGGGGATCTGTTCAAAAAAGAATGAAGAAATCAGCGCAGGATCTTTGGCTGTCTCTTTGATAGAAGTAAGGAATTCATCAGTGAATCCTTCGGCCTTCTGAATCTTTTCCGCACGTGCTTGTTCTTTAGCACGAAGTATGGCGGTCTTTTGCCCCTGGCTGTAATCTTCAAATTGTTTGCCGTATGCGCCAAGAAGTGCAGCAGGGCCTTCTTTGAATAGCCCGGGGGTTTCATCAGGTGTGGTCTCTAATGCTTCTCTTGGTTTTGCGCCAGTAATTAAACGACCAAATTGGTCTGGAAACTGCGCAAGTTGTCCTATACCTGAACCTAAACTGGCTAAAGTATCAATCCCCGCCTCACCCCATGTACGCTTTTCTTTAAGCGCAATGTCAGGAAACTCCTCAAGAACTTTCTTGCGGACATCATCATCTGAAACATCGTCAGGAATATCTTTAAGTACTACTCCGTTTGGAAGCCGCAAGTTGTATGGCATTATTTTTTCTTTCCAAGATCGCTCCAATTACGCTCTATGGTACCCGATCCACCGCCGCTGTCCATACCCTCAAACGGGTCACCAAGTTTTGCTTTTTTGTGCAAATCACGATAAGCCTTAGAGTTACTTAACATTTTGTTTGCTACTTCTTGGACTCTTGCCTCGGCAGCGGTGGGCTCCATTGCCCCCAGTTTATCCTGACCAATTAAAGTGACTGCATTTTTATATGCCGCATTTTGCAAGGATACGATCTGGCTCATGTATTTAGCTTCTTCGCCTTTAATACCAGCTTCTTTTCTACGAGCAATATCTTCGCTATGCATCTTGTTATACAGGTCTGCGCGGGAAAGACCTAACATACCTTGTTGAAGTGCACGGTCATCAGCGGACTCTTGTTTGCGACCTGCCATCAATGCAGCTACGCCTTGACTTGCGCCTTGGCCAATGTTTGCACCGGCGTAACGGGATGTACCGCCCATCATGCCAAGACCAGCTTGTAAGAGAGCTAAGTACTTATTTTGTTCCTTATTCTTAGCATTTTCCGCACGTTGATCTTTAAGGTACGCGGCATAGTCACCAAGGTAGTCACCCATCGGGTTAACTTCAGCGGGGGCAGCGGCGGGGGCAACGGCGGGGGCTTCTTCAGATGCTCTGGTCGTTGCAGCGACACTAGCCAACCGTTTTAACTTTTCAGTTTCTGCAGCGGCGGCTTCTTTATCTGCGTCCGTAATAATAGGTTTAGTTTTCTTTGCAGCGTCTCTTTTTTTCTTTTCTTCTTGCCGACGAAGAATGTCTTCGGTATTAGACAAGCCAAGACCCATGGACCAATTTTGAATAGCCTCACCAGGTCTAAAAGGTGTGCCAGTGTACTCAGGCTCATCACCGGGGACTACATTACCCATTGGATCCATATAGACACCACCAGCAAAGCCAGGAACTTCACCACCAGCGGCCATGTTGCGTGAATAGTTGTAAGTCTCTCTAGGAAGCTTAGACATATCCGCGCCAGCAGCCAACCATTTGTCTGTGTTGCCTGGACCCCAGTTGTAAGCAATAGCGGCAATTTTAGGATCTTTGTAGCGATCAAGCATGACGCTAAAATATTCGCGACCTACACGAGCTAAATCATCAGGATCCCCGGGGCGTGCGGGACGAATCCCATAACCAGGATCACGGGCAGTAGCATCCATAACCTGCATCTCACCTTTGGCAGTGCCATACTTGGTCTGCGGACCCTCTAATAGATTACCATTCTTATCATAGCGGCGACCACCGCTTTCTTTTTGCATGATCTTATCAATTAGATCACCGGCAGGTGTGCCTTCTTTGGTCAACTGCGAGATACCGCCAGTGGGTGTATCTTCTTTGTAAAGCTGTTTAACGCCTTCGGACTTGGTCCTTTTAGGCTCATCACCAACTTTAGATGAGACTTCGTGTTTAGTTTCGCGAACAGCAGTTTTGGCAGCACCTAACGGCAGCGCACCGATGCCAGACATTTCTTCATACTCACTAGAACTTGCTAAGCGGCTACGTAAAGCGTTGAACAATCTTTGCTCATCTTCGCTCATACTGGAGCTGTCTTCTTCCCCATCATCTTCTTCATCATCTGCATAGCCACCATCAGCAAATGTAATGATGCCACCAGGCGCAAAACCTTCGGCAGGTAAGCCGGTAGGTAGTGCTTCAACTCCGTTAGTCTGTTGAGCTTCGCCCAAAATTTGATGTGCAATTGGAGGCTCTCCCTCTTGCTGTGTGCCACCCATTAAGGCTTCTTGCTCTTTTTGGGCTTGCATCTTTTCTTGAATTAACGGGACGCCAATATAAGCAGGGACGGATCCGTCCTGCACGCCTTGCGTGAGCATATCGATAGAGAAACTATCGGGGTCAGCAATAATTTTTTGAGCAATACCGGCCATTATTTCCCCGCATTCAAAGCGTTGTATAAACCAAGAGAGTCAATACCTTGGCCCTTTGGCTCTTTAATCGCGCCACCTTTTTTCTTCATCAAACCATAAGCACCAGCCGCTGCTGTGCCAAGACCGGCAATTTGTGAAGTCATGCTAGGCGCAGCTTGGTACTGCGTAGTAGTCATACCAGGCACGGCGTAGCCACGCAATAAAGCGTTGTACTGGTTGTAAGCCTGCATAGGAGCTTGCTGCTGGTTAGCGTAGTTCTGGATAGCTTGATTTGTAATCTGCTGTTCCTGAGCTTGTTGCTGGCCACCGATCTGGTTTTGTAACCCAAGGATACCTTGCTGTGCGGCTAGTTGCTGATTACCAATATTAGCTAGGCTGGCACCTGCTTGACCCGCCATACCATAACCTTGTTGTGCACCACTAACACCTTGCAAACCGAGACCAAGACCTTGAAGACCAAGACCGGCACCAGTTTGCATATTTTGCAAAGCACTTTGATAAGCTGATTGCTGTCCTTGCAATTGGTTGTTGTTCATCAGGCTTTGCAAAGATCGATTAGCTTCAGCATTCTCAAGAGCTTGGCGGCTACCACCAAAAGCACCAGACTTGGTTGCCTGTGCATTGCGTTGTGTTCTAGCAATGTCAGCCTGACGTTGAGCGGCTTGGTTCTGTACATCGACTACGTTTTGCGTATAAGGCGACATGAACGCACCAATTGCGCTACTTGGCTCATACCCACCTGTTGTTGGGTTGTATGTATTACTTACGGCATTCAGGTAATCCGAACCCATGCGTGCGCCCTGCTGGCCGTAGCCCATAGCTTGCTGAGCAGAACCTAATGCACCCATACCGCCCATACCAGTCATACCCGTTGCTTGGTTGTACTGACTAGGCATTTGCATATTTGCAGCGTTGTACTGAACTTGTTGTTGTAAAGGACTAAAGCCCGCCACATAGTCTTGTGGGTTTGTACTGTAAGGTTTGAACGTATCGGCTTTAACACCAGTAACATTTTTTACTGGTTGCCCGGCTTCATTCAGCATGGGTTTACCAGTATCTGGATCCATGGCAGCTTTGGTATTAAACAGCTCTTCCATAGACCCAGCAAGTACTGTTTCAACTTGAGGGCGCAGCCAATCAGGAATATTAGATGTGTTAGTTGTTGAAGATGTGGGGCCACCACCACCGCCGCCATAAATGCGGCCTCCACCGGGTTTAAGACGGGTTACACATTCACCAAGGGGCTCACCCATGGCATAAAGTTCTCGGCGTGAATAGCTCATATTAGTACCTCAACAAGGGTATTTCTAGGTTCAAAGTCGTATCGTTTCCAGAGGCGAACGATTGAGTCGCGCCCGTACCCCTGTATTTTCGTTGCACCACGCAGTTTTAACAAGGCTTTAAACTGCTCAAAAGTCTCTTGGCTTGAAATAAGTTTGCCACCAATTGCCGTTACAAATGCTACCCGATGCATAGGGTAATTGATAAACGAGATTGTAGTCGCACCTTGTATTTCGCCTTCTTCACTCACTGCAACAACAAGTAACCACGCACCAGCACTTAAGAAACTTTGTATGTGATCAACTGTGTAGTTTTGCGCCCAATCAGGAAAATCGCCACCTTTTGTCATGGCTTCTTCAATGAAAGGTTTTACCATAGGCCAGACTTGCTGGACATAATTAGTATCAACATAGCTGATTTTTAAGCTCATTTAGGCAGTTTCTTAATTAGGTCAAAAATACCATTGGACATAGCAACTTGTTTTTGTTGTACTGTTTGCGGTGCCTGTACTTTTTGAGGCTGCTGTACATCAGTAAAACTAAACGGGGTCTGTATAGGCGCATTCTTTCCATACACACTAAACGGCGTATTCAAACCAGTAGTACGACCATAGTACGCATTTTCCAAATCAGTTGGTGTGAGCCCAACCGCACGCATTTCCTTCAGCACGGCATTCATATCCGCGCCTTTTGGTGAACCGTTAGGATACGTTTGCGCCATTTGCCTATCAGCCATATCCCGCAAGTTTTGATTAAGCGCATCAATACCTTGGTGACTAGCGGCATAGTTATAGCCAGCAGATGTAGGAACATCTTGCCCGTAGTTACTCACATTGAACATTGTCAATGGGTTAGCGTAGTTCTGATATTGCGAACGATATACGCCCGTCCTAGGAACTGGTGTGCTTGTAGGTGGTGGCGTGCTTGTAGGGGGCGGTGTACGCCGTATAGTAATCGTAGGACGTGGAGTAAACGTAGGAGGATCAGTCCACCATGTTGGCGGCTCTTCCGTAGGTGGCTCCGTTGGGGGTTCTTCGGTT